GGGGTTTGAAGACTGGGTCTACCGTTCGCGGGGATAAATTGTAACTTCCAGTAAACGACGATATGGAGACTGTCAGGAATTTGCTGTGGCCGAAGAGAGAGATTTTTGTCGGCCAGATCGCTATTGGGGTGGAAAGGAACACCCCTGTGGATGTCTTCCAACTTATTTGTAGAGTTGTGCTACGGTATCTACGGACAGGGAAAATCGAGGATAACACAGACAGTCTTAGTAAGTTCATCACTGAGCTTATCAAGACTGACTGCGCGGCTAAGTGGGAGTGGTTCATGAAAAGACGTCGAGCACGTGATTACTTGACTCCGTTGCTTTTGGCCGCCATACCTGTTGTCCCGTTGCTTGGCCTAGTCAAACGTCCGGCAATGTTGCGCCCACGCGCACCTGCCACTAAGACTGGTGTCATTTTGCGACTGGCGGCTGGGCTAGCACTTGCACCCTTTTGCATGTTAGCTTCGTACGCTACCCTTCCCAGGGAAAAACTGTCTGTGTTTAAATTGCGAACCGAAGCACGCACCCACATGGAAGACGAGATGGAGGCAACGGATTGCCTGGTGGTGGAACCGGCTCGCGTCATTAAGGGTAAGGATGGTGAGGACTTGCTCACTGGTAGTAGATTAACTAAGGTAATAGCGTCTACAGGGCGCCCTCGTCGCCGACCATATGCAGCTAAGGTTGCACAGGTGGCGAGAGCTAAGGTGGGTTACCTTAAGAACACTCCAGAGAATCGTTTAATCTACCAGAGGGTCATCATCGAGATCATGGACAAAGATTGCGTGAGGTATGTTGATAGAGACACCATATTGCCATTGGCGATTGGTTGTTGCTTTGTCTACCCTGATGGCGTGGAGGAGTCGGCAGCACTTTGGGGCTCGGATGAGTCCCTGGGTGTGAAATAGGGAGGCCTAGTGCGTCTACCTGGGGTGGTGACACAGATCAATCGAGACATCCCATCTGATGTGTTGCTACCTCAGGAGGTACTAGAGGTTCGTGCAGGACCTCCCAAAGCTAAGGACCGTAATATATTTATGGTTGCAGGTTGCCCATCACAGGCACGGTTCTTAGTACATAATCATTGCCTGAAAAACCTTAAAAGGGGTCTTGTGGAGAGAGTATTTTGCGTTGAGAAGAACGGAGTACTCACTCGCACTCCACAACCTGTCAAAGGAGCCTTTAGTCGTCTTTCCCCGTTCAGGAAAGCGGTTTGTGAGAAGGTTGGAGTTGCCCACCGTTTGGGGTATGATGGATTTCTATCATACTACAGTGGTGCGAAGCTTCGTACTTACACACGAGCTGTGGAGAGTCTGCATATCACACCCGTCTCAGAGAGGGATAGTCATTTGACTACCTTTGTGAAGGCGGAGAAGATATCGACGGCTAAGGGTGACCCAGCACCTAGGGTTATACAGCCTCGAAACCCTAGGTACAATGTGGAGCTTGGAAGATATCTACGGCATATGGAATCCAAACTTATGAAAGCTGTGGATGGCGTATTTGGTGAAACGACATGCATTAAGGGTTACACCGCTGATGAGGTGGGGCAGATTTTCCGGGATAAGTGGGACAGGTTTGATAAGCCTGTTGCCATTGGTCTCGACGCCTCACGGTTTGATCAACACTGTTCCGTTGAAGCTTTGCAGTTCGAGCATAGCTTCTACAGGGCCTTGTACCCTGGCAACAAGCTACTTAGCAAGTTGTTGGAATGGCAACTCCATAACAAAGGGAAGGGTTATGTGCCTGATGGCACTATCACTTATCGAAAGGAGGGTTGCAGAATGAGTGGGGATATAAACACATCACTTGGTAACTACTTACTTATGTGTGCCATGATTTATGGATACATGCGTCATCTTGGGATAAACGAATTCAGCCTTGCCAACTGTGGAGACGACTGCGTTCTCATTGTGGAGCGTAGGAATCTGAAACAGATACAAAGCACTTTACCTAAGTATTTCCTAGATTTGGGTTATACGATGAAGGTAGAGGCACCAGTATATCAGTTGGAGCAGGTTGAGTTCTGCCAGGCACATCCCGTGCAGTTTCAGGGTGGTTGGAAGATGGTCCGTAACGTCAGGACTGCCATGAGCAAAGATGTTCACTGTGTTAATAACATCCATGATCATGCAACACGTCGAGCGTGGAGTAATGCGCAACACCACGGAGGTATCGCTCTCACGAGTGGTATTCCCGTTATTGAGAAATTTTACTCCAGATTCGTTGCATATGAGAAACCTGAGAGACATCAGAGGATTGACACAGTGACAAACATTCATAAATGGCGCGGTTCTGGCGGAGTGTATGATGTGACCCCTGAGTCTAGGGCTAGCTTTTGGGCGGCCTTTGGACTCACGGGGGATGAACAGATTGCACTCGAGGACAGGCTTGACAGATGGGAAATGGATATCTTCGGAGAAGAGGGTGTTGACGCTCATGAGCCCAGCATCCTCGACTCCGCCGTAGCATGACCAAGCAAACACAACATGGCTCTAGTACAGAGGAATAACAATTTAGCGATGATGGCACTACCTGCTGCCAAGGCGGCAGGCACAGCATTAGGAACAATGATGATTTCACCCACTGGCGCAAAGATGTTCTGGACAGGCGCAGAGTGGGTATTGAAGAAAGCGTGGAACAGAATCAAGAAAGGATTTGGTAAGAGTCGCGACATGGTGTTGCATCCTGGGGCATTTCCCGGGTCAATCGCAGCACCTGTGGCAATTACGAGGATTGTGCGTGGAAGCAAACCAAAGTTCATAAAGAGTAGGGGAGCAATAACAGTGTCACACCGAGAACTGGTGGGACAATTCAACAACTCACCCACTCTACAAGTAAACGGTAGCGTAACTGGGACGACATATAAGGTAAATCCATCTAACCCATTACTTTTCCCCTGGTTACAATCTATAGCCTCTAACTTTGATCAGTATCGATTCGACAATGTGAGGATGCAATTCGTGCCTCTTTGTGCGACAACGGAGACCGGCCGCGTGGCTTTGTATTTTGACAAGGACTCGCAGGACCCAGTACCTGTAGATCGTGTGGAGTTGGCCAACATGGCACATTTGCGAGAGACTGCCCCTTGGGCTGAGTCGACGTTGAACATACCTGTAGATAGTACAAAGAGGTTTATGAATGATAACACTACCGTGGATCAGAAACTTGTGGACTTAGGGCAGATAGGGATTGCGGTGTATGGTGGGGCTGGAACGAACCCTGTTGGGGATCTATTCATCCATTACACTGTGACATTCTTTGAGCCACAACCATCAGCTGGAGTATTTGAAACAGAGCAAACTGGGACAGGTGCTACGCCCAACGGCCCGGACATTATTGTCTCGGGGGGCGACACCACGTCTAATGTTATCACGTTCAAGACTCCTGGCACTTTTCTCATTGCTACATCACAACGGAACGCGACTCTTGGTGGGGTTGGTACAGCCAATCTCACCATCAATTCTATTACCAATGCTCAAGCTACTGGGTTCTACACTTCGATTGCCAATGTCACTGTGACTATACCTGGCGCCATATTGCAATATAATGGCACTGGGTTTGGTAACAAGACCATCAATGTTTCACGTGCTAGGATCACCAATCGCACAGACCTAATCTAGAGTACATGGCATTAGGGGCCTTCTGAATCTAACCAATTCATGGATACTGAATACGAACAAGTCAATAAACCATGGAACGAACTATACAAAGAAGTAACGCTAGGGAACAAGCTGGTAGTGAACGTTGGGATGGAGGAAGCGGAGGTGCCACTTCTCCCTTCAAACTTCCTGACGAAAGTCCGAGTCTCTATGAGTGGAGGCTACATCACGGTGAGGAGGGTGAGAATACGAATCATCCCCTTGGTTTCAAGGAAAGCTGGAGTTTCGGGCAAGTTGTATTTACGAGATATCTCAGATACGACGGGTCGGAAGCTTCATTGCACAGAGCTCTTGGATCTTGGGAGAGAAGTACGGTTATCGATGCAGCATCTAGATTTCTCGGTTTCGGCCAGATCGGATGTACCTATAGTATTCGGTTTCGAGGAACTTGTCTCACCGTATCTGGAGGGTCGCGAACTCTTCAGCGTATCATTACGATGGCAATTCGGACTAAGTGCACAGTGCTACAGCCTACCCCCAGCGAAATGGAAGGTTATGTATCAGGAGGATGCCCTGAAGGCTCTCAAGCCTTCGAAACAGAAGAAAGCGAGTAAGACAGACTCTTCAGTCTGACTTGGTGGAAACTATTCCATCATCACTGTTACTCTCTCTGGGTTCTGTCCCACATGACGACGAGACAGGTCGGGCCCTATCTTAGGTTGGTCACCTAAGGAACGGGGATATGGAAAGCACATCGCTTGCTGTAAGTCTAGTAGAAATACGGAGCTTGCAATGTGGGTGTATGCCTGGATAAATCATGTGGATGTCAGCCAGAGTGAATTGGATGCAGTGTTGGAGGTCTAGTTGACCCTTGCCAGACACGGTTGGTCTCACCCTTCGGGGGGGCTTTAGAGATCACCGGAAGTACCACCGGACAAACCGGAACATTGCGGAAAC